AATTTCATCTCTAGAAATCTTGGCCTATTATGTTATGATGCAACTCTTCCTGGTTCATCTCTTGCAACCACAACTATTGAAGGAAATTTTACTGGTGTTCAGCAGCAGTATGCACATACAAGAATATTTAATAACATATCTCTAGGTTTTTATTGCGATTCCGATTACCAAGTTTTAAAGTTTTTTGAGGCATGGATTGAATTTATTAGTGGTGGAGGAACTGCAGATAAAAGGCAAAGGGGATATTTCTATAGAATGAGATATCCAGATCAATATAAGTGTGAAGGCCTAAGAATCTCAAAGTTTGATCGAGATTACAGGAATGGAGTTCAATATAACTTTATATCTGCATTTCCAGTATCAATTAGTGGAACCCCCGTTTCCTATGAGGCATCTAATTCCATACTAAGAATTAGTGTTGACTTTAATTTTGATCGTTATGTGATGTCACATCTGGGATCAGGTTCTGGTGGATACCCAACAAGTTCTGGTTCATCTTCTGGTTCATCTTCTGGTTCATCACAACCAACTCTATCTGATCTATTTAATTTCAGTAACACATTTAGTTCAAATAATAATAATGGATCCTATCAATATAATTCTTCTTTGGAGGGATATTTTACATCCGATTCAACGGCAAATACAAATCAACTGAATCAGGCTCTGCTTGATAACTGGATTAATGGTAAGGGATTATCTTGGGATCCCAGTGCGGTTGCAACTTCAGACAAACTAAATTTTGTTGCCAGATCATGATAAATAAAAAAAATATCATAGTATATTATGCCTTTACCAAAGTCTACGACTCCTGTTTATGAACTTGAGTTGCCTTCGATCAAGAAAAAAATTAAGTATCGCCCCTTTCTAGTCAGAGAAGAAAAGGTTCTTATCATGGCACTGGAAAGTGAAAACATGAAGCAGATTAGTGAGGCTGTCAAGAATGTTTTATCTGCATGTATCATGTCAAGGGGCATCAAAGTTGATAGTCTTTCAACATTTGATATTGAATATCTATTTTTGAATGTTCGTGGCAAGTCTGTCGGAGAACTGATTGATGTTATTGTTACTTGCCCAGATGATGGGGAAACAACGGTAGAAGCACAAATCAATATCGATGACATCCAAGTAAAGTTTGATGAAGAACATTCTAGAGACATTGAACTCGATAGTAATTTGACACTCAGGATGAAATATCCATCACTTAATGAGTTTGTGAAGACAAATTTTAATGATAAAGAACTTGATGTTGATCAGGGATTTGATATCATCTCAAATTGTATTGATCAAGTTTATAATGAAGAAGAATCCTGGAATGCTTCTGATTGCACCAAGAAAGAACTCAGTGAATTTGTTGGTAACTTGACATCTTCTCAGTTCAGTAAAATTGAGAAGTTCTTTACAACCATGCCAAAATTGAGTCATACATTAAAGGTGACGAATCCAAAAACTGGTGTCGAGAATGAAATTGTTCTTGAGGGCCTGGCATCTTTTTTCGGATAGCCCTGGCACATGAGTCTCTGACTTCATATTATCAAACTAATTTCGCCTTAATTCAGCACCATAAATATAGTTTGACGGAGTTAGAAGATATGATGCCATGGGAAAGAGAAGTATACGTTTCTCTTCTCCAAGCATATCTAGAGGAAGAAGATTTAAAACGTAAACAAGCAAATGGCATCTAAGATAACAATCGACACATCAAGACTTTTACCTCCTGCTGGTCAAACCTCAAGAGGTCGTGGTGGTGCGATTGTTCAATCAACTGGTGGTGGGATTGTAAGAAGTTTAGGGCAATCATTTTCTGGTGCCGTACAAGAAATAACTAATGTTAGAGAGAAACAGCAGCAACAAACATTCACGTTTCTCTCTAGACAATTACAGGCAATCAATAACAATATCTTAGCCGTTGCGAATAATATTACGGCACTCACAAGTGCATTACAGGCAGATACAAGACAAGAAGAAGCAAATATACAACAAACAAGAGTCCAAAGAATTAGATCCGCAGAAAAAGAATCCTTTGGTCGTGCTGAGAATATTCTAGAAAATAGAATTGTTAGGGCATTGACAGCACCAGTCAAGAAAGTTACTAGTGCTGTTCAGGGTGGATTAGACAAACTTAAAAATGCACTCATGCTCCTTTTTGTTGGATGGTTGAGTGATAAGATATTTAAAATGTTCCAGGCAGATGCCGAGGGAAATGAAAGTGAATTTAATAAACTAAAAAATGAAGTTGTTGTTGCTCTAGCAGCTGCTGGAGGAGCATTTTTAGCATTAAATGGTGGATTGCTTGGAATAATGGCAACCATTGGTGGGATATCAGCATCTGTTGCTGGGTTTCTACTCACACGACCATTTGTATGGTTAAAGAATTTATTCTTCCCAGCTAGACCACCAGTAAGTGGCGGTGGAGGTGGTCGTGTTCCACCAGCTGGTGGTGGAAGCAGTAGTGGCCGAGGCCAAAGTGGTGGAGGTCGCAGTGGAGGGGGTAGTAGTAGCGGAGGTCGCAGTGGTGGAGGCCAAAGTGGTGGAGGCCAAAGTGGTGGAGGCCGTAGTGGCGGAGGTCGTAGTGGGGGTCAAAGTGGAGGAGGAGCAACACCTAGAGGTGGTGGTGGAATTTTTGGAAGACTTGGTAGACTAATCCCATCTCCAATCAAAAATAATGTAAAGAAACTTGGCCAATTATTTCAAAGACCAAAAAATGCAGTTGTCAATCTCGGAAAAGGAATACTTCCATTTTTAGGTAGACTTTTAGCTGTCGCTGGTTTTGTTGGTGGTGCAAAAGGAAGAATGGATCGTGGGCAAAGTCCAGCACAAGCGGTTCTTGGTTATTTGCCAGAATTCTTATTAACTTATGGGGGTGCCACTCTAGGATTAAAAGCAGGTGCTTTAGCGGGTGGTGGTATTTTAAGTGTATTAACAGCTATTGCTGGTGCTGGTCTTGGTGGTATGCTTGGAGGAATGTTGGGACAACCAATCACTAACCTTATTGATCAGAATTGGAATCCAGAATGGGACAAGGCACTTTCTTTCATTAATGATCCCATTCGTAAATTCTTAGAAGATCAGGGATTGGTTGAAAAAGCAGCAGCACCTACTTCACCAACAACATCACCATCACCATCAGCAACACAGTCAAAAACTGGCGAAACGATGGGAGATTTGCCAGTTATTGCTCCACCTGCTGAACGTTTGGATTCATTGATAACTCAACAAGGTTCAGATGCCCGTGCTGCAGATCTTGCACAGAGGGGCCCTGCTGAGGGAACACCAACTCTAATTGATTTGACTGGTGGTATGTATGGTGAAAAAACCAAACAAAAAGAACAAATCTATCCAAGTACAAATTCTGCAAAAATACCGAACATACCGACTGCTGATTTAGCTAATCCATTTAGAGATTTTGCAAGATCAATCTATAATGTTGGGGTGTAAAAAATGGCAGAAATTAACACGCCAGTATTAAGAAACGTATTCAAAAGAACAAATTTAGATGAGCAGATTTTATCTCTCAGAAAAAATTCTATATTTGCAAGAAAGTCATCAATAAATGCAAGAAAAGTCTTAACAAGAAAGACTTTAGTTTCTGCCAAAGCTCAACAAACAGAAAAGAGAATAAACTTTTTATTTGAAACTAGAAATCGAAGAAGAAGGAGAGAAGAATTATTAGAAGCAAATTCCACAAAAAGTGGTTATGTTAGTGGTACAGTAAAAAATGCTCTAGATCGAGGTAAGGGATTCCTGGGCAAAATTATGGATTCCCTAGGATTCCTCTTGCTTGGTTGGTTAGTAAATCAATTACCGAGAATTCTAGTATTCATTGATACTCTGAAGTTTCGTATTACCAATATCATTGATGCTGGTAAGAGTATGATTAAAAATATTGGTAATATAATTAATGGTATTACTGGTGTCGTAAGTCAGGCGACACAAAATATTATGAATTTTGATTTTCAAGATTTTAATGATCCCAATGGAAAGTTTCAAACAAAGATTAAAGAGTTAGATAAAAATATTCAATCTCTTGGTAATGATTTTGAAGATGCAAAGATAAATGTACTAAAAATTACAACTCCACCCACTGAAGAAGAAAGGAGACAAAAAGAAGAACAACCTGGACAAGCTACAAGACCCACTCCCACTCCTACACCTACACCTACACCTGCACCTACTCCCAGACCTACTCCCAGACCTACTCCTGGTCCTTCTGGAAAAGGACCAGGACCAAGCAATCTATCACCAAAACAAGCATTTGATTACATTTATGGCCTAGCAGTAAAAGTTGGTGGTGCTAAGTTTCCTGAATTGGTTGCTGCTCATTCTATGCAGGAGACAGGATATCTTTCAAATCCAAACAGTATATATTTTAGTTCTGGTAAAACAAATGCTTTTGGACAAACAATTTATAAACATGAAGTTGGGACAAACGGTATTATTGATAGAATTAAGTGGGCTGGTCGATGGTGGGCAGTTTATGATAGTATTGAATCATCTGTAAAACATCATATCAAATTATGGCACAGTACGCACCGATTTAAAGATAATTATAATGGTCATGATAGTATGACCGAAGCTATGGCAACAATCATCCCTAAGTATTCTCCCGATGCTGATAAAGAAAACATAAGACTTGGTTTTAGTGAAGATGCTTATGGTAAAGGAATGTTTGAACATCTCAGACTCGGTGGATTTGATCCAAAAGGTGGGCCTGGACAAAGAGGAAATGTTCAAACTGTTAGTCCAACACCACAAGCACCACAAAGACGATTTGGTGATAGAGCAGTTCTTAATGGAAAACCAGTAAGATGGGGTGGAAAAAATTATGGATGGCAATCACTAGAGAGTTTTGACAAACTATCAAGATCCCGACAACAAACAGCACCACAAGGACCATTCAGTGGACCAGTTAGAGGACCAGTTAGACAGGGTGGATTAAATCTAATACCACAAAGACTTTCCGATCCTGGTGGATTTATTCAGGGAGGATCTGGAAGTAGACTTGGACCCGATGGAACAACCGAAACTCACTATGCAACACACTTCCATATTGATGGGCCAAGAAACCTAACTAATAAACAGAGGAAAGAAATTAGAGAAGTTGCTTTCCATGCTATTAAGGCAATGTTTGCAAGAGGTTCATGGGTACACCTTGGAAGTAGTCGTCAAGATCTTAGTAAAGGAATATCGGACTCTACATTGAGAAGGGCTCTTCTGATTGAACAAAATGCTCATGCAAGCAGGTCTTCCCCAGCTATTGATATTCAAGAGAACAATCCAAATATTCAGAGAACTTTCCCAAGTCAACCAGGATCAAGAACAACATTCCCATTCGCCGTTGGAAAAGTTTATATGAGAGGTGGATATGGAAGAGAGGCGATGATTCTTGGTACGGATCAAATTTCCGTATCTCATGGTGCTCCTGGATCTGTAGAGAGTCCAGTATCTGTCAGACAACGAAACAATAGAGCTTCAATACAACAGAGCACGGCAAGAGGAATGACTATTGCAATGGTTCCAGTTCCTGTTGAAACTAAAGTATATGTTCCCACACCATCATCTGGTGGCACAAATTTTGCTGGATCCAATCGTGTAGATCCATTAAATAGTATCAGAAACATAACCTCAATGTACACATAATGTCAGCATCAGAATATTCAAGGATTTTACAATTTGAAATCACAAGTAAGGATGGTCAAAAGACTGTTGACGTAAGTGCTGGATTTGGTGGATACTTTGTTTTTTATGAGGATATATTTTCTCCCGTGATGACGGCTAATGCTATCGTAATGGATTCTGGTAAGAATAGTATCACGGACAAAAAATACAATGAACCTTTATTTTCTGGACTACCTCTTGATGGTGGAGAAAAAGTAAATATTAAGATCGAGAATCAGAGAAAACAACTTCTAGATCTAAAAACTCTAAGGTGCTATAAACCAGCACTCATGAATACCAAGGACAATAAAGAGGTCATTGGTTTGAGTATGATATCCGAAGATTTTTTTAAGAATGCCAGTGCAAGAGTAAAGAGAAAACTTCCAGAATCTCCAACACATAAAAATGTGGAGAGTATTCTTACTACAGAATTAAAAACTGATCTAGATTATTTTTTGACACCAACAACATCTAAGTTTTCATTTCAGGGAAATAACAGACCGCCATACACAGTGATTACACATTTAGCCGTAAAGTCCGTTGGAGATAAACCTGGAAAGGTTGCTGGATATGTTTTTTATCAAACAAGGAGAGGGTATAATTTTGTTTCAGTTGATGAATTATCAGCTCAAGCAGCATCCGAAAGATATTATATGTCAAATGCGATGCAGTCACAATATGATCCAAAGGGTGTTGATGTTGATAGAAAGATTCTTGCATATAATCAAGAGTATACAAATGATTTGATAGAGAAGGCACAACTAGGTACATATGGTGCTCTTAGATATAATTTTGATCCATTCACACAGGAACTGGATGATAACATAACATTTGATTTTTCAGTGCAGGCCAATTCTGCAAGTCTTCTTGGTAAGAATGAATGGGAAATGCCAGAGGGTATTGATCTAAGTGGATCTAGAATATTTTCTGGTCTCAAGAACTCACAATCTCCATTTGATGCAACCAAAATCAATATGGATTTTTCACAATATTCGGCTCTTTCACCTTCTAGATATAATCTTCTTTTCACACAGGTGCTAAATATTACAGTTCCATCAAATTTCGATCTACATGCTGGAGATGTAATTGGTGTTGATGTTCCAAAAATAGGATGCAACTTTGAATTTGATGATAATCTAAGTGGCAACTATGTAATTAAAGAATTGTGTCACTACATTGATGATGCAAATTCTTTCACATCTCTAAGACTTGTAAGAGATACACAGGGAAGAAAAACAACATCCGCATAAACAATTATGGAAAACATCGAAGATCACATTGAAAAGGACAAGAGAATTCTTGAGGATCCGACAATCTCTCCACAACAACGTCGTCATATTGAATCCGAACTTGAAGAACTTGAGGCATATGCCGAAAATCATAAGGCAGATATTGAAGCCGGAGATCATCATGATCCAACACCTCTAGAACTTTATTGTGATACAAATCCAGATGCAGATGAATGTAGAGTGTATGAAGACTGATGAACCTTGATCAATCTCTACAGACAAGTTATTTCTTAGGAAGAGATGGTATGCGTTACTGGTTCGGGAAAGTTCCCGTAACCATTGATGCTGAAAAGTTTTATGGTGAGTCTGTACCAGTAAGAATATTGGGGTATCATACAGAAGATACTTCAATCTTACCAGATGAAGATCTTCCTTTGGCCATGGTCAAAAAACCAACAACTGCTGGTGCGGATAATGGACAGTCTAGTGCCATTGTTGGTGGAGAATTAGTAACTGGATATTTTGCCGATGGAGATGATGCTCAAATTCCTATTATTGATGGTATCATTGATAGGTGGAGTAATCTAACAACATTTTCAAAACAAGAATTAAAGGATGGTGCAAATCCTTACAAATCTGGGCCATTATATGCCTGGGGAAATATTCCAGCTTGGAGAATTATATCTGAGGGGAAGAATCCAGACAAACAATCCTTACTGAGTGGTCAAGGAAAGACTGCAAATCCATCGGGAGAATTTGCAGTAAATCAAGTAAGAGATGGTACGAAAGATTCTTGGTGGGTTCCAAGTTCCAGAAGTGCCTTAGAAGAATCTATCTTATCCCAAGAGTTTAATGGCCCAAATAATTGTGGTAATGATATTGTATCGAGAATTAGAGTAGAGATATCAAAACTAGTTGTTATTCTGAATGGGGTAAAAAAATATTATAATACTTATGTTGTTGGTGCAATCAACAAAACATATGATTTTATTGGGCAGATACAAAACGTAATCGAAAATATTGCTGCCGTAATGAGGACAATTGTCCAAAGAATAAGAAATTTTGTTCTAAGAGAACTCAGAAAACTTTTAAGTAACGCACTAGAAATTATTTTAGGTGATGTTTTAAAGGATATTAAGGATGCGGTAATATCAGAAATTCTAGATATCATATTTTGTATATTCCAGACCACAATTGATGAACTTCCTGGTTTGATTGGAGACTTCATTGCGGCATTGATTGGTCAACTTGCGGCTGCACCTCTGTGTGCGGCTGAGAAATTTATCAATTCTCTTGTTAATAATGTTGTCAACTCTATTCAGGGAGTTCTTGATCCAATTATTGAGGACATTCAGGATTTACTGAATGGTGTTCTGGATATTGGAAGTGCAATTTCTAGTGCAATTGATCAGGTATTAGGTATCTTTGGTTTCTTGTGTCTCACAAAAAATTGTGTCGAGGTTACTAAATTTAATTCTACAGCATTTGGTGGTCCAACAAAGAAACAACAAGATGATTATGCAAGTTTCCTTGGACAAATAAATGTCCCCCCAATTGTTGAAAGTGCTGAAGATTGGTTGAATGCGGCTGGATTCACCGAAGGTGGACTTTCTAACTGTGATATTGCAAGAGCGGTTAAGTGTGGACCACCTTTGGTGAATATATTTGGTGGAAATCCAACATCTGAAGCTATTGCATCAGCTGTTGTCAGCAAAAGAGGATCTGTTATTGGTTCTTTACTTGAAAGGAGAGGACTTGGATATAAGTATCCTCCATTTGTGGCATTTGATGATCCATGTGGATATGGAAGTGCAGCTTCTGGATATGCAACACTCAATGATGATGGAAGTATAAAAGATATTGTTATTACGAATCCTGGATATGGTTATCTAGATGCTCCAGATGGATCTGATAATGGTGATCCCAATGATGACCAAAGAAAACCCATCGGTGGAGATGAGACTATTATTGATGATGACGATGATGATAGCAATGTAGTGGATCCAGGAAAACCTGATGATGATGACGGTGATGATGATGGCGGTGAAGATGGTGGCGGTGGCCCTGGAGATGAGGATGATAAAATTGTTCTTGTTCCCGTAGTTGGATGTTTGGATGGTGTTACGATTACAAATACTGGATATGGATATGCTCAGGATGATGAAATTGTAACCATTCCAGAAATGCCTGGACTGATTCTCGAAGGAAGATATACGGATTCTGGACAACTCGTTGAGATCTTAATTAAAGGTGAGACTTGCGGATGGACAGAAATTCCAGAAATAGAAATAAATAGTAAAACTGGTGCTGGTGCCAATATAAGACCAGTGATATCATTTACTAAGGCAAGTGAATTTGTCGCAGATGAATCTATCAGATATCAAAGTAGTACATTATTCGTTGTTCAATGTATAAGGACATAAATGGGAAGCAAAAGACCGTTTAGAATAGTTGATAATCAGTATGCATCCATACTAGCTGGACCAGGAAGAAATCCTGGCGATGGATCTGATACTGGTAGAGAACTTACCACATGGGTAAAAAGTGGTAACTGTGAAACTCATTGGAGTAATGGTGCCAAGACGACCATAACGACTGGCCCATCCAAGGAAGTTTGCAATGCACAACCAGAACAATCTGGTCAGAAGGAGGCAGTTTCAAAATCGATTTATTGTCAGAATGGGGATTTTGTTCTTGTTGCCGATGGCAATGTGAAAATTAAGGCAAAAAATATTATATTTGAAGCTGAGGGTATTTCACCAGAAGGCAAAATTGAAATGATTGCCAATGGTCATATGAATCTACAGACTAATGAAACTTTAAGAATCAATGGTGGTGAGGTTCAGATTGTATCAGAAAAAGATGTTGTTCTTGATGCAACTGGATTTTTGAATATGATTGGTGATATGAAAAATGCTGGATCCTCTACCGTTGCATCTTTGGTTGACTCATATCTTGGTGGTGGTTGGGCATCCACATTGTCTGGAATATCAGGATCACTGAGAGGAATTTAACGATGGCTGGATCATTTAATGCATTTACAACAGGAAAACTTCATGTTGGTGCAATACCAAGTAATGCAATCAGTGGATTAACTTTTAGTAGTTTTATTCCTGGTCTTATTACTGCATCTGGACCTGCATATTTTGGTGCTTGCCCTGGTCTTGGTGTTGACATTGGAACTGTAAATATCGGTCCAAAACTTCCTGCTCCAGGAATTTGTTCCCTAAATGTGCTTGGATCACCAGTTGCAGCAAACTTTACTGGCATTACCAATGTTATTGGAACCTTTAATGTTACTGGTATGGCAACAAAAGGTGGTGCCGATGTTAAGGCATCTGTAAGTTTAACTGCTGGAGCCACTGTTGAGGCAGCATCAACAGCTAATGCTGCAAATAATGCCACCGCTGGAAATATTACATGTTCAAGAATTACGGCAGCTTTTGGTGCATTTGCTAGTGTTGCTGCACCATTTAAACAGTTTGATATTCCACATCCAACCAGAGGTGAAGGTTGGAGACTTGCACATGCTGCATTGGAAGGCCCTGAAATGGGTGTATATTACCGTGGAAAAACGAAAGAAAAGATCATTGAACTTCCACATTATTGGACTGGATTAGTTCATGAAGATAGTATCACTGTTCAACTAACACCGATTGGAAAAGCATGTAGCACATTACATGTCAAGAAGATTGAAAATAATGTTGTTCATATTGGACATCAGGCACAAGAATTAGAATACTATTACATTATTCATGGAGAAAGAAAAGATCTTGATGATCTCATCATTGAGTATAGGGGTGAAAGTACAAATGACTTTAGAGATTCACCAGAGAAGATAAAGAGGTCTGGTGAAACATTGATATATAAACAACACGGAAATACTGACCCCCTTCCAACTTCAATAGATAATGGCTGAATCTCCCCTACAAAAAAGATATAATTCTGAACTAGAGCAACTCAAGAAAGATAAAGAATTTCTTGAAACCAGAACGAATCGATATGATGATCAAATTAATGATATTGTAAAGTTATCTTTACCTAGTGATGAGGCATACGCACAAACTGTTAAAGATGCAAATGCATTTTTATCTCAAATAGTAAATTTCGCAGGCGTTGCCACTGGTTGTGGATGTTCTATTACTGCTGGACTTGGAATTACCACATATTACGAAGTTGCTAAAGTTAAAATGGAAAATGCAAGCACTGATGACTATGTTGGTGATGATCCACAGGGTTCAAATGGAGCTTTAGCATTGACAGTAGGTATTGGAGCTGATACCGAATTAAATCCATCAAATTTTGGAAAAGGTGTTAATGTTCGGGTTGATGCAGCAACTGGAGTTGGTGCAAGTGTACGTCCACGGTTTATTTCAGAATTACAACCAAGTCCTGGTATTTGTGGAACAATTACATGTTCCGAACTTTACGAACTTCAGCAGGATGCAATAGAAAATTATAACAATGCAAAATCTCTTGTAACAAGAGAAGGTTATGCAAATAAGTCTTCAGTAGTTAAAACAGAAGCAAAAGAATATCGACTACAAAGATGGGCAAATGAAAAAGGTAAAAAGTTCACTCAAGATCGAATAGATAGAATCAATGCGTTCTATCCAGAGACTCAGTGAGGCCAGTTTACCAACTGTCACAGGGGGCCTTGTTACCCACCCATTGATCGGTTATACTATATGGGTAATCAAGGGAACCACCAAATGAACACCGAAACTGTTCTTGGAGTTGTAATTGACATCTGCACTCGTTCGTTTCTGATTGTCAGTGACGAGGGTTCTGAAAAAACTATTGAATGTGAAACTCCAGATCAGTTTATGAGCGTTCTCAAAGTTTGTACTAACAATCTTGAAGAAGACAAAATCATTTATTCCGAAATCGAGGTTCTTGAAAATTGAAAAACGATAAGAAAAAGACTACACCAGAGAATGTAAGGGAAGCAAATGAAGCATTATATAATTGTGAAATGAATGTTCCTAAAGCTGCCGAACACTGTGGTATGACACAAAAAGAAATGAAGATGACTTTCAGGGAATATCTCAAATATCATCCACCCATATGTGATATTTGATTGATGAGGGTTCTGTTGCTTATTGGTTAAAGCCCATGCCTTATAAGCGTGTGAACCGAGTTCAATTCTCGGCAGAACCATTTGCTTCCTTAGCAATCTGGTGAATGCAGCAAACTCATAATTTGCCTAAGGAGAGTTCGATCCTCTCAGGAAGCATTAGGAACTTGAGACGTTCCAACCAAAGGTGCCCAGCGGTTCGGATATACCGAAACCCTGTAGTTGGGAATCAGCCCCCTTTGGATGTTCAGGGAGGACCCCTGTCCTACTCCATTACAAACTGTCAGTATGTTGGGTGTAGCGCCCACATAGCATACGGATAAGTGTAATGTCTTGCGAGTATGGCGGAATCGGTAGACGCACCAGACTTAAAATCTGTTGACCATTGTGGTCGTGCCAGTTCAAGTCTGGCTACTCGCATATTGAAAACAAAGGTAAGGATCAAGTTGCTAAATACAACATAATGCAAGTTAGCGCACCTTATATCCATGCCTCTTAGTAAGCTTCAAAACTTTATTAAAAATACAGAGG